AGTATATATCTAGAATTTTCCTCCCCTGAGTCTCAGTACTAAATGCAGGGTACTCTCCTTTTGAATGTTATAGTCAGCCAGGGTCCTCCCATCCTCCAACTGCTTTCCAGCAAAAATCAAACGCTGTTGATCAGGTGGAATACCCTCCTTGTCCTGGATCTTCGCCTTGACGTTATCGATGGTATCCGAAGATTCCACCTCCAACGTGATCGTCTTGCCAGTCAACGTCTTGATGAACACCTGCATGTTGTATATTATGTACTACGGTCTTTTCTAAGTTGCTTTCGTGGTGCCGGGGGACACACTGGTTCGTCGACGAGTGTCATCTCCCAGATGATGCACTGTACATCTGTACAAAGGTCGTTCGTCGCCTGACAAAAGGCAAGCTTGAGTTCATCCGTCACGAGTGGAATGTAATCCATCTTTACTGACTTTTCAAGTGTCCCACCCCCACTTAGGTACAGCAATCACGATTTCTTCACCACACTCGTTGACAGCCACCTCGTACCTGTAAAGTGTATTTGGAATCACTGTTCTTCTGTTATCTTCGTAGATGTCTTTGAATTCGTCAATCGGATGTGTTCCAGATCGACATCCAAGAGAAATTTCTTTAGCCATGCTGGTAAAATTCCCCATACTGTGAGTTCAGAAGTTCTTTCCTTGATGACGTTGTATACAGCCTGGGCCCACATTTGTTTTACTTAGGCTTGCTTTTTTATCTATGTAAATGTTAGATGGTCGTTTCGTTACAAGACGTTCCAAAAAAGGTGCAATACATCACCGTGGATTCGCAATACGTGAGGGGTACGAACAACACGTTCACCGTTGACTTTTCCCTGGAGTCAAACATTCACATCGAAGAGATGAACAAAGTCATAGGTATAAAGATGGTTGATTTTTATGTGACCCAAGTGGGACAGAGCGATGCTACCGGTAACACGAACGTCGCCAAGTACATCGATGTGGTGTGTCCAGATGTACCCAAGGTGGCACAGATGTTGGACGAGAGGAAGGGACAGATACTCGCGAGGGTTCCTCTGGAGAGGAGCTTTACTGGGAGTACAAACTTCATCATGAGAGATAAGCAGTGGAAATCATTTAACAGAAAGACAAACTACTTCAACCCCATATCCATTCAGAAATTACACTTCAATATGTATGAATCCCAAGGCGACGGAGACTATGAACTGCTTCAACCATCCGTATCATTCTACATGGTTCTGGAGGTGACCACCATAGATGTGAAAGAGAAACCAGTCAACAAAGAAGTACAAATTTTAGAAGCACTACACACACTCATCGGGAAGATTGAGACCCTGAACGAAAATGTTCACAAACTTCCTGAAAAGGAACCTGAAAAAAAGAAAAAGTTTTCCTTCAACTATTTACTCCTAGCGATCGCAGCTCTTGTGGGTGGATATATCTTCTACGTGAATAAATTTAAACCGACACCGTAGTCTTCTTCTTCCTCGTAGTCTTCTTGGTCACAGAAGGTACCGCCGCAGGCGTCGGAGGAACCTCTTCCACCTTCTCCGCAACAGGAACCTCTTCCACGGGGGTAGGCGCTTCCTCAACCTTCTCGACAGGGGCTGGGGGAGCCTCCTGGGGAATGGCGTCGATAATCCTGAGAAGAGTGTTGTACACGTGATGCTTATCAAGGCGAAGGCGACGAAGCTCCGTATGAATATCTTCTTTGATGGAATCCATAGTATTTATATATAAAAAGAAGATTATCTTTATAACAAATGTTATTCATCGGTCCAACTTTGATGAGTGGCATAGGGCAGCACCTTAAAAAATATGCTGACATGTTCCCTGAAAGTAAGTATGTAGAGCTGAGTGATAAATTACCCGACGGAGATAAAGCTTTCATTTTCGCATTACCTGTACCCCACTGGCTGGATAAAATCCCTGACCTAAAAAGAAAGTACAAACATCTCACCTGTATGACTGTATGCGAAACAGAAACTGTTCATGAAGACTACGGAAAACTCTTCGAACATTTTGATCGCGTCGCGGTACCGAGTGCCTTTTGTAAGAGAGTCTTCTCACGACAATTTCCTGATACCGAGTTTTACATCATACACGCACACATACCCAGGGATGAAAAATATGTCTTTTATCATGTGGGTAACATCATGGATCCTAGGAAAAACTTTAGAGGCATTCTCGAAGCATTCATGCACCTGAATGAACCCAACGCCCACTTACTCATCAAAGCGACATGCAACTCCCCTGTAAACATAAACCTTCCGAGAGTCAAAGTCATCAACGGACTTATATCGGACGAAGAGATGAACGATCTTCATAAACTGGGTGACTGTTACGTGAGTTTTTCACATTCAGAAGGGGTGGGGATGGGAGCCGTCGAAGCAGCCATCCGCGACAAACCTGTCATCATCACGGACTATGGTGGAGCGCCTGAATACATCAAGACACCCTACACGATCGAGTGTACACTTCAAGAGTTGGAAAAAGATGACTTTCTTTTCAAAAAGGGTATGCTGTGGGGTAACCCCGATACGACCCAACTCTTGGAGTATATGCGTGATGCTTTCGATAAAAAATTAAGATACATGGATCATTCACATACTAAACAATTGACTGGTAAAGAAAACATTCTACACGAACTGCTGATCAATAATGTACTGAGCAGTGAAGGACACGATACCAGTGAGAATAGCACCTGAGGCGAGAGAACCCTTCTGGGCGATGAGCATCATGTTGAGATCATCGATGAAACCAATACCAGTAGGCTTCTTGATGATCTCGGGAAGAAGTTTGGCAATGATGAGATACACAATCATAGATACGATAACTGGTTTAAGACTGTCCTGATCGAACATTTATATATTAAAAGATATTTTTCTACCTAGGGCTACCGCTGGTGTATCTTTCGTGGAGTGCTTTTTACAAAAGTTTCCACACGTCGCTTTGAATGTACACCTTTTTCCTTTGAGTGTTGTGGACTGACAAATGTTGGTCGTGTATTTCTGCTCCACCACCTGCTTAGGGGCATCCGTGATGAGGACCGATGATCGTGACTTCTTATACTCTTCATGCTTCCTGTATCTATTTTTCATTTTGAAGACACTTCTCGCCAGATGTTCACATCTCTCATCTGGCGAGGAGACGCCGTGAAGGCGCATGGCATCGCGGAGGCAATCTTCGTAAGACATGTTTACATTTTATTTAGATGAGATACGCCTTAGCCTTAGGTTTACAAAAGACGTCCGATATCGCACCTTTCTCTCTGAAGTCTGCGGTGGGTATTGTAGTCGTGTCATTGATTGCCTGCTGCGTCGGAGGACTTGTACTTGAACCGGGATTTGTGCGACAAGCATCTAAAACTTCATTTCTTAGATCCAAAAGCTTCCCACGAACGAAAAAGTCACTTGAATACGTGGTAAGATCTTTATCCAAATCTGTCAGAACATTGGAACACAAAATATTAGCTGTATCTATTTGAGAAGGAGGACCGCCGCTGTCGGGGGGGATTAGAGGATGATAATCCGTCATGTCCTTTGTATCCAAAAATGTACAGACGTTAGAATCGAATTCGATACTCACATCGGAAAGTCCAGTCTTGTAAATTCCACCTACGGTAGAAGTAGTGTCATGATCAAGATCGACTTGTAAAAACCCGTCCCCGGCGTCAAGCTTCGGCTTCCATTCCATGGAAGGACCCGGGAAAGTCGTCGTGCAATAAGTCTTCGTGCAGATGTTGGATTGGTACAGATTACTACATTTTTCCATACTCGGTTTGTGAAACATCAAGAAATACACGACGAGTCCGATGATCACCGCGATGAGAAAAACGATAAATATGACGAGAGGCATAGAAGACCCCCTGGGAACCTGTGAACTATTCATTTATAAAGTATACAAACAAAAAAATACCATGCATCTGAAGTGGACATCCGTGTGTTATAAATGTGAAGCTCCCCTGGATCCTAAACTCATCACCAAAGGTTTCATAAACAAAATGTTCGTCAGAGAATACAGACGTATCAGACCCATATTTCTGGACAATAACATGACGTATTATTCATTCGTCGGTCCGTGGCTGAAACGTGTGTGCTATGCTTGTTTCCTGAACAAGGTAAAAATTCAACCTAAGTTACTCATGAACCGTGAAATTGGTCATATCAAGCATTTCGCACCCCGAAGCAAATCAAAAACCGAAGCCGAAATCGTCCAGTGGTACGAAGGTTTATTAAGGAGAGCGCGCGTAAACGGAATAAGATGACTGAAAGTATCCAAAAACTCACACACGTGGAACACATCCTCAAGAGACCTGACTCTTATGTCGGTCCGGTGTCGAGGGTCTACGAACCCTACTGGGTACGGACCGGAGATGGTTTCGAAAAGAAGATGCTCAACTATTCCCCCGCACTTTTGAAAATATTTGATGAGATTCTGGTGAATGCCATCGACAGAAACTCTATGTATCCCAAAAATACCACCTCCATATCTGTACATATCGATCGTGACACCGGTGTCATCTCC